TTCTCTCATCTCTTCTAAAGATTCTCTTTCCGAACCACCAGTAGCTTGTTCTGCATTTGATACCTTCATGTTATGTTCAATAACATTTACTTCTTCTGCAGATAATGATTCAAAATTAGCAGTCTTATATGTTACTGTTCTTTCTCTAAATCTTGTAAGTTGGTTTGAACCAACATTAGTTTCTAAACCTCCACCAAATCTGTAATTAACATCTAATGAAATATTTGCTGGTGCAAAACCTAAACTTTTTGTATCAAGAAATTGAGCTGCGTTAATAGCAGGTGGAGTAAATCCTGATGCAGATCCCCTTAATGTAGGAGGTAAAACAAAATCTTCTGGATTGATTATAACTTCTGAATCTTCTAATGTTAATTTTCCAGAACCAAATCTTATAAGAGTTCTACCAGCAGTCTCTCTTTCAACTGTATATCTTCTTGGTACCCTCTTTGCTTTAAGAACAAATGGTGTATTGCCTGATGTTGATGTATCATTATTTTCGCCAAACATAATTGTATCTTGCGCTAAATGGTCTACTTCAGTCCATTCATTTCCATCAGAACTAGTAATTGAAATAACTTCAGTAATATCTTCATTTGGTAATTCAATTTCTAAGAATGACTTACCAGCACCAACAGTATATACAAATGTTCTTGATTGTCCTGCAACTGCAGAAACTCCTGAAATAGATGCTGTAACAAATGTAGCATCGCTTGTTACTGTTCTATTTGCTGTTAACGAAAAATCAACATCTTCTATGATTTCAAAACTAACGGCAGGTTCTAATTCAGTAGAAACTCTTGTACCTTTATTTATTACAAATAATGATTGCGCAGATGTTGCTTTAGTCATAACGGCACTAATAGAAACATCAACAGTTGCTGGAGTAACAAATCTTGGTTTTCTACCTAATGTTTTTGAAAGTCCTATTATATTTTTTTCTTCAACAGCTCTATTGATAAATGTTTCATTAGCTTGTCTATCAATATGGAATGACATTAAGTCACCAACATACGCAAGCATTTCTAAAAGAGCCATACCGCCTGAAGCTTCATTAAAATCCTGAAAATCATTTGGAAAGTTTTGCTGAATAAATTCCATTAAATTCAGTTTTATACTATCAAAATCTTTTGATAGATAATTTACATTACGAACTTCTTTGAGTTTTTGTGTAGCCATTAATTATTCTCTATCCGCTTATTCTTAATTGAATTGAATCGTTAGCTGTTTCAGCTCTAGTTAATTCATAATCCATCTTTATTAAAATATCATTAGGCTTGAGACTTGGGTCATCATCATCAGTTATGACAGTAACCTTTGTTAAATTAACATGCGGCATCCATTCTCCTAATACTGATCTAATTTCATTTGTTATTCTAAGCCTCATTTCTGCTTTATTTATCTGCCTAAATAGTTCACCTCCATAAGCGGCAATATTTGTTCCTATTCCTGAATTAATAACACGCTCACCTTTTCTAGTAAGGAGCAATATTTTTATGTCCTCTCTTACAGCAGCTAATGTTGTATCATTACCAGCAAAAAAACCTCTATTATGAGCTCTGAGCGGGAATTTAAAATTTATTTGTCCTGGATTATGTGGCATATTTTCCTAATTTATATATTGATGCTTGCTTAAATGATTTGTTATTTCTGTTTTCAGTTCTTGAACTGCTACCTTAGAATCATTAATTCTACCTTGAATTGCAGCAATATCAAAAAATAATGTTTGCGGACCACTTGTATTTCTTTCTGGTATGTCTACTGTAAGATTGAAAGATTCAGTTTCACCTGATGGACCTGTTGATACAGTTATTGTATCTGTATTTACAGTTATTGCTGGAACTGTATGAATATGTGAAAATAATACAAAAGTTAATAGCAAATTAAGATTAATTGAACCATCAATGGCATCTAATAATTTATTAAGCCATTCATTTTGTTTTTCACCCAATACTAATTTTTGAAGTATTTCTTCTGAATCTTCCTTATTTGAAACATTTGCTATAATATCTGCAGCATTTACAACAACATTACCAATATCATCTTCACCAGTTAAACTTCTTCCTGTTATTTTTTGAATTTCTGTATTTGCAACATGAATACTTTTAGTTAATGTATCACCTATCGATGCGCTATTAGATGCATTATAATGACGTCTTTCTTTTATTCCAGATTCAAGAACACCACTTTCATTATTTTCTCCATCAAACGAATGTCTAACAAATGAATCACTTCTTCCTTGCTGAACAACATCCCCTGGTTTTAATGGAACTGAAAAAACTCTTTTCCTTGTTTGTGTAACTGGTTTTTGAATATTTTCAACTTTAAATGGAAATTGATATCTATCTTGAGGACTTTGATCTGAATTGACTTCCCTTGCTAATGTTTTACTTAAAAAATCTGTATCTTGAACTTTAGATATCCAAAATCCTTGAGATTTTCTTGTGCTACTTTCTCTCATTATCCATACTTCTTCACCAATTTCTGGAAGTACTATATTATGAATTGACATTAACGGTGGGTACCAATCTAATGTATCTGAATAAGGATCATTGCTACTTACGTTTTCACCTATAATCTTTACTTGTAAGCTTCCAGGCGGAATTATAAAAGAACTTTGTCCGTTATTAGTATTTACATCTACCCTTATAACAATACTTCTTCTTAAAATGAATTGAGCATTTTCATGCTTTTCCCAACCTAACGCAGAAGCATATGTTTTTTTTACAAATTTCTTACCAGGATAATATATTTCATCTAGTTTAGGCATTTTCTTCAATCTCTTTTATTTTTACACCCTTGCTATTTAAATCTTTTTCTAAAGACATAATTTCATTTTCAACTCTTATCATAGCTTCTGATGTTGATTGAAAAACTTCTAATAGCTCTTGGTAAATTTGTAATCTTTCTACATAACGTTCAGCAATTTCTTTTGTGTTATTAGCGTTTAATGAACCCATTTAATAGTTACCGTAATAATCTTCCTTAAGATCGCAATATACATTTTTTAGTTTATTCAATGTTCTTGTAATTTTTCTAGATTCTAAACCTGTGCCCTCTTTTATGTACACGTATATTTGTTTCTTTTTATAAATATCCATTGACTTATAATTATGTAGAAGATTAGATACAATGCTTATAACAGCCTTATCGTCATTGCTAAGATTGACTTTGCTATCCATCAAAGCACTCACGCTTTCTGAAAGTAATTTTATAAATTCAATATCTTCTTCAGATTTTTTCTTTACCTTGTATTCATTAATGCTAAGCGTTTGTATCAAACCAATTTGGGCATCTTCATCTATATGAATTTTCTTTTTTGCAGCATTGGTTCTTTGTATAAACCAATTTTTTACTGTTGTACCAAAAAATGAAAATGATTTTGTACCTCTTTCAGGTTTAAATTTACATATTCTTTCATAAAGATGAATTAAGAGATCATGCTCTATGTTTTCCTTATCGCCAAGTATTTTGTTAAAATTAAATGTATAGAATATGTTTTCTATCAATTTTTTAAATGCATCTTGGATGATGTTTATATAAATATCATGTCTTTCAGTTATACTATCAGATGCTATATAGTCTTTTATAGCTTGTTCTTGGGGCTGAGCCCAATACATATTTTTTCTTTGTTTTTCCATGTAATTCCCTATTTTTTAATGTTTCCTTAATACTATTATAATAAAGGGGAAAATTAAGTTTAAACTATATGATCAAACTTTTTAACACGATAAGTTGCACTATCGAAATATGCCAAAAACCATTTCATCACAATTCTCCAGTTCTATATAAATAATTCTGAGTTATGTTCTTCATTAACATGTTTTGAATACAATTGTTTTTTGCTAGTATTGAATGGTTTTTTTAAGCCAGCTTCTATTACTGTTATAAAAGAGTCTTTATTTAATTGTTCAGTTACAGTCAATATATTATACACACCTTCTAATTTTTTTATTACACCACGAATACCTATCAAATTATAAGCATTTATTCCAACCGTGCCATGAATGGTTATTGAAGTTCTTTTTAAATAAAGACCTAATAATTTACCGAATGTATCTGCATCTTTAGATAATGCTCTTAATATCCTTCTGTAATTTCTAGTATCTTGTGATACAAGTTTATCAATAACTGAAGGCGCATCTATTGTAACTGCTTTGCCATCTTTTGGTTTTGCTTCTTCAATTATTTTTAATATGTCATCATCTAATCCTTCTCTTCTAAACGCATCCGCATATTTTCCAGTTGTTAGATCTTCTATAGTGTCATTTAATGGAACAGGTAATTTATAAAGTTCAAAAGCATTTGGGTCTAATTTAGATGACAAATCCATTGAATAACATAATGAATTAGATACACCAAAATTTATAAACATTGTTGAATCTGCAGACCTATCATTTAAATTGCTTTGTCTCTCTATTTCTATTTCTAAGCCATCAACATTAACGCTTGGTACAAAAACATGTAAAACTCCATCAACTGTTTTAGTTGACACCTGTACATTTGGTACTGCAACTATAGAACTATCAGTAACTGATCTAATCATATCTAAAACAGGTAAATCAGGGGTATCTATGATTAGATCTACTGCAGCCTTATCTAATGGCAATTGAAAAACATTGAATAGGCTTTTTGATGCAGTAGTTTTTGAATCCCCTTCTGGATCATAAAATTTTTGATAATATGTAGCTAATGCATTGTTTTGTTCTATATCTTGATAAGCAAGACTAACATTAATATTTTCGCCATCTCTTGATACAGCGTCTTTTAATGCCTCTAAAACCCAGCCAAGATGATAATATGTATCTTTACTTTCTCTTGATGAACCAGTCCTTACTTCTGTTTTAAGTTCTTTTCTCTCCTCATCAGTCATATCATCAATAGTTGTTTGAGAAACTTCGTTTCCATTAGAATCTACAGTTATTGTTTCTTGCGTCTTTCTGTCTATAAATACTTGTATCTTAGGTTTTTTTAAATTAGGGTCTTTAGCAATTAGTTTCTCAATTTTTACTGGACGCACATTTGGATCATTTGAAATTCTTTTTGAATCAGAATTTAATAATTCTGATGGTATTGTTTCAGAATCGAGAAACTGTTTAATTCTTATAGCTACACCAGAACTTTTAATAAATGTTAATGCTGCATTATTAGGAGTTGAAAATGTAAGTGATGTATCAATATGGCCTTTATCATCAAATGAAAAATCAAATTTATATAGTTTACATAATTCACCTTTCCAAAAACCATTATTTTTAGATTTAAGATCTATTATATTAGTTCCGAGTGTCTTAAATAGCGGAGGCCCAGTAAACAATCCAGATTCAGCTGCTGTCCAACCATACATTAAAAGATATACTGAATTTAATGAAATTAGTTGCCCATATGTTGGATCAAGATCAAATATATCTGGATTCATTATAGTCATTTTCATGCTATATCTAATGTTAAATGCTTCCTTTGTGCCCCTTGTTATTTCTAATGAATTAATACCTGCTCCACCTTTTTGATTACCGGATTGTAATTGAGACTCTATCTTACCAATAACTGCACCCTTTATACTAGTATTAGCATTTGTATCGCTAAATACACTTGACCTATTATTTTTAAATTTGAAATCAAGTAAATCCATTTTATTTTTTTCTGGATCAGTATAGCTTTCTAAGTCATTATTATCAAACAATGCTACTAAATTAACAAATGGCACAAGCTTAGAGAGTTCTAAACTACTTGAATTTATTCTACTATTCCACCCATGTATTATTTCTTCTTCTACGTTAAAAATTGTTGAAGACATTATGAATCATCTACCTTTGTTTGAATATGATTTAAGATATTATTGATGTTGGTTGGTATTCTTAATTTTGTTCCTGGAAGTACTGTAGAACCAAAAGGAAGATGAATATCATTTAATAAGCATATCGCCCACCAGTATCTTCCATCGCCTAAATATTGTGCAGCTAATTGGTCTAATTTTTGTCCATCTTGAAAATTTATAATTACATCATTATTATCATCTATTAAATCAACTGCTTTTATAGGTGGAAATGTTTCTAATCTTGGTTTTCTTTTTTTTCTATCTCTTACATTAAGAAATTTTTCGTATCTTGATATGGCCATTATCCTTTCCTTCTAAGAAAGTCAACATAAGATTCAGATTCAGTTCCTTTATCGCCAGATGGTTGAGATATTAATTGACCGCCATCTTCTTTTGTAGTAGTAACACCTGCTTGAAGGCCCCAATAAAAATCAAAATTCCTATCTGGAAGCGCTGCATGGATAACTTGATAGCTTAGTTGTGCTTGACATGTTACTGGCATTCTTACACCCTTTGTTAATTCCCATTTACCACCTGCACCTCCATGATCCCAATTATAAGTAAGGCTCCTAATATAACCAGGAATCCTGCTAAATATATCACCAATTGTAAGTCTAAGTAACGGTCCAGTTTTTACTCTATTCACATTAAAATCTGTATCAATATCAAATTGCCCATAACATTGTTGTGCTAACCAATTTGTTCTTTCATATACATTTTGCAATTCTCTCATTGAATTAGCAAAAATAACAAACTGAATATCTAATGTTCTATCAGTTTCAGAATATGTATAAATCTTTTCTGTCCTTCCAAAAAAAGACTTAGGTGTCCAGTTTGGTTGAAAACCTTCTTGCATTTGATTTAATGTTGCCTGTAAAAAACAATATTGTTTAAAATCACCATCTCCACCCCTATTCTCTGTTTCAAACATAAATGGAAAATATTGATTTTCTGCATGGCCAATAGATTCAATTGCACCAGGAGCATTAGCATCTTCCGAACTTAGAAAGTCTAAAAATCGGGCAAAATCTCC